GTGACTCGTACTCTTTCTTGTTTTCCTTGTCCTGTACCTTCGCCCGCTCCTTTACGTCAACCTGCGCCGCTAGCTGCTTCAAGTGCTTCTCTTCTTCCGCCGTCAGGTTCGCCTTCTGCTTCACGCTCAACGCATCGAGCGATAGCTGCAACTTGTTGACCTCCGTCAACTGCACGTCCACTAAAAGTTTTTCCTTCAGCGTCTTCATCAAATTTTTATAAACACTCTCGACCTCCGCAACCGCTTTCTTTTCCTTCGGATCGGCCGACGTGTAGTCGCTCAAGCTCGCCTTCGGCCGGTTGAGTTCGCGGTCACGCTGATCCCAAAACTGCGGACCCGTGCGCCCCTTCAGCGCGTTCGATGCCTCCTCCTGCAACTTCACCGCATCAAGCAGCCCCTTCTTCGTATCCTCGACGTACCCCTTGATCTCTTTCCGCGCCTCCGCGATCTGCCTTGCGTGTTCCTTCCCCGCCTCCGTCAACTTCATGAACCATCCGATTTGGTCAGCGAACGGCACCGCATCGGCGGCGATATCGTTAACCATTACCTTGATCACCGAAGGTACTAATTTAACCGTGTCGATCAGCTTGATAAAAGCGTCGTAAATCAACGCAACGAACTTGACCGCCTTCCACGCCCACTCTTCTAGCGTCCCCTCCGCCGATAGCGACTTGACCGCGTCGTTTACTCCCGACGTTTGCTTACGCAGTTCGAGCATTGCGTTAATAAGCCCGACTACCGCCGGAAGCACGGCGAACGTGATCGTCCGCACAAGCTCGCCCTTCTGCTGATCAAGCTGCTTGACTTGCTTCGTATAGCGGATCGCCGCCTCCGCCATCTCGTCCGTGGTCTTACCGACCTTGTCGCCGCGCTCCGCTAGCTCGCGCATTGTCGGGATCAGCGCCCCCGCGCCCTTCCCGAATATATCCTGCATAACCGCCGCCTTGCCTGCGCCGTCCTCGTACTTCGCGAGCGCCTTCGCAATTTCGAGCATTACCTGCTCTGTCGGTTTCATGTTGCCCGCGCCGTCACGAGCATCGACCCCGAGGCGGGCAAGCGCGCGGCCCGCGCCCTTCGTCTCGACCTCTGACCCCGACATAGAGCGCGTCAGGCGCAGCGCCGCCGATTCAATCGTCTCGAACGAAGCCCCCGCCGCCTTCCCCGCCGCGAGTATCCCTGACCACGCCCCGGCGGAGCCCCCAACCTTCTCCGTCAACTTGCCGACCGCTTCCGCCGCCGCGATAGCTCCCTCAAACGTACTTTTGAAATAGTTGATAGTCAAGCCGACCCCGAGCAGCCCGAGCGCCTTCTTCGCCATCGACGCCATGTTCTCCATTTCCTTCGTCGCGCCGCCGATCATCGTCTTCGCTTCGGCTAAATCCTTCGCGAACTTCGCGAGATTTGCGCGGAACTCGACTTCGACTAATCCTGCATTCATCTCAGGTCCCTAAATTTTCACAAGCGAACGGAGCCATGCCTGCGTTGCAGTAATCGGCGGGGGTGCTGCCTTCTCTACTCTCCACGGTGCTACCCGATCCCGCTTCGTTGCCTTGTACGACTCGTCGAGATACTCCTTCGAAAGACTCTGTATGAAGCGCGCTTCCCAAGGTTGCAACTCGATCCCGGTGCATTCCATCCACAAACCTATTTCGAGAAACGTGATCGGACCGGCCCCCATCCCCGCCGCGAGCGTCGGCCCGATTTCGAAGAAGTGCGAAAGCAGGTATTCGGTCCCGTACAGCGGCGGCATCTCCGGCTCGTAGTCTTCTTCCTTCCGCCCTCTTTTCGCGATGACCCAATTATGTTTGAGCGCTTCGAGGCGCGAAAGCTGCGGCCCTTTTATCTCGACCGCCTCCGCGCGCTCCGGCGTAGCGCTTAGCCACGCCGAGTAGCGCACATAGGTTCTTAGCTCTTGATAGAGGGCATCGTGAAATTTGACCACTCGCGCAAGTAGGCGGACACTTGATCGGCAATGAAGCCGATAGAGTTATCCGAATAGATCGCGACCGAAAGCTCCTTGCCCTGCAACTCTTCATACTCGACGTTCTCCCATCCCGCCGTGCAGGAAGCGAGGAACTCCGACTGCTCCGCGAGCCGTTCCTCCGTCGTCTGCTCCGTCGAGTTGCCCTTCTTCCGCAGCTTCGTCAGGAAGAGGTTGCTCTGCGCCGTCGTTGCCCGCGCGTGCTGCTTCGATCCCGGCCCGTAGAGATTCACTGCCATCGGTTTCGTCTTGTCCGGTCCGCCGTCACCGTTCGGCACGTACATCAAAGCGTCCCCCGCATCGCGGAGGTGTAGACGGCCGGTCGGATTTACTGCAAAGCTCTTGATGTTCATTTCGATCCTTTAGCTGGAGTGTTGATAAATGCCCCGTGCCCCGTCGCCGGTCCCCAGCTAGAGGGACGCGACGAACGGGGTCGGTTGCACGTTACGCGGCGAACCTTCCGCCGAATTTCAGACTGCCGCGATGATGACCGGAGCGCGGCACACGCCGATCTTCGCTGTCGCGATGAACGCTTCCGCTTCCTTCGCGCCGGGGTACTTGAACCCGGAGACGATCAAGTCAAGGTAATGCTTCTCGCCATCCGGGTACACGACCTCCATCGAGTAATGATCCGGCGACGCTTCCGCCTCTTGCAAGATGATTTGCCCCGGATCGTTCGGCATGTAGCTCATAGTCATGTCACCGTCACCGTAATCCGCCTGCCCCTTGATCTTCTCGACCGGGGACGCAATCGGCTTGATCTTCTGCACGTCGCGCTCCGCACCGTACGGCGAGAACGTGATCACGCGGTCGATGATCGTGTACGCCATGTACGCATTGGTATACCCCGCTTCGTCGTACGTATCCGGGGTATTCGGGCAGATCGCGTACGTCGTGCCGGTCATCGTCATCGTTGCGGTATGCGGCCCCGCCTGCGCCTGTTGCGAAGGCAGCGCTACCCGGCCGGGGGCGTCGCCGCCGAAGCGGGCTTGACGCTCGCGCTGTTGATCTGCCTGTTGCACTTGTACCGCCGAAGCCAGCGGCCGTACTTTCATTGCATGTTTCATGGTGTTCCCTTTCGACGGCGTTGAAAAATTTCGGGGCTAGCTCCCCTCGTGCTGCTCCTTCTAAGTTCGGTCCTCGTAGTACCGAACAAGAAAGTCCCTTGATCGCGAGAACAATGAAGCCGACTCGTCATTGAGGTCAGGCCCTTCGTTCTCCAGATCGATGCTGTCTACGTCAATGCCGTTGATCAGTCCCCGCTGATTCGGGCACGCCTTCGGCACGAGCCGCATGATATCGACGAGCCCCATGTATCCGGTCCCCGGCGTCGCCGAGCGCTGCCCGTCTACGAGCGTCGATATCTGCACCCGGTCGGTTATGAGTGAGCGCCCGCCGCGCTTGATCGTGCGGAAGTCGTCGCCGTCAATGTGCAAGATGATGATGCAGGGGCGGTCGGTATTAATCGACAGGTCGCCCGCGATGATCTGATCCGGGGGGATGATCGCCGTAATCGGCGCGTAGTTCGCGAGCAGGTAACGAATGACAAGCGATCCGCTCATACTACATACTCCACTTCGGTATCCGGCACGTCGAGCCCTTCCTTCTTCTCCAGAATCTTCTTCGTCGCTTCCGCCATCGCGACAATCGCCGCCGCCGCCTTCGCATCGAGCGCGGGCCGCATGAACCGCGTAGACTCCGCCGTAAACCCCGGATGATGAATCACGGTGCGGAAGATACCGAGAAAAGACAACCCCGCGAAGCGGCCCCCCGCTGTTCGCTTCGCCCCGATCAGATGCGCCTTCACGCCCCACTCCAGCCAGCGCGCTATGTACGAATGTTTGCCGGTCGTACGAATGAATACACTGACCCGACCGCCCTTCACCCGCGCCCGCACCTTGATCCCCCGCGCTAGCTCGCCGCTCTTCGAACTTTTCGCGAGGTTGTTAACCGCCTCCTGTTGCACGAGCTTCGCCCCGGCGCGCATCGCCCGCGTCGTCACGTTCTTCTCCATTTTCGGCGGCATCGAGTCGAGGACCTTCCCGAGTTCCGAGAGCCCCTTGAAGTGCAACAGCGAATCGGAGGTGCTAGGGGTATCGTTTAGTTGTTCGGCCATTATTCAATCGTCTCGCACATTACTTCCATTTCCCGCTCACGCCCCGAGTCGGCGACTTCACTAGGCCCGCCGATGATCTGCATGATCCCCTTGTCACTCCTGCCGAGTAGCTCCATCCGCATCTCGGTCGTGATCCCTTCGTTGTAGCGGTAGCGAACCCGCGTCAGGTTGCGCGCGACCGGCAGGTTCAGCACAATCGACTCGTTGCGCGACGGCAACTCATCGCGCACGCTAGCCCAAATCACCTTGAACGTTATCCATCCGCCGACCGACTGCCCCGCTTGATCGGTGCCGAGAATGCCGAAGTGCGTAACCTTCACCCGGCGGTCGTACTTGCCCGCGCTCATGTCATAGCCCCAACGACTGCCGGTACTTGCCGAGCAGGTAGCAGACCCCGAGCGGCAACTCGCTGAAGGTCTTGTCGGAGATGCCCTCGCGGTTATCGTAGAAGTGCCCGATCAACAGGTACATCGCGGTCCGCACCGGCTCCGGCAGCAGCAGCGGCGGCGAATCGCCCGATGGATAGCCGACGTTGTATTGCACCCGGATCGCATCAACATCGCGCCGATACGCCGGGAACGCACCGGCATATTTTGGAATCAGTCGCGGGATCGGCATGTAACGGCTAATGCGGTATTCCGCCGGGTCGAGCAGTTGATCGACGCCTTCGGGGTCGAGGTAATTGACCTTCTCAACTGACCGCACGGGTCCGTACGGGAGTTCGATGTAGCTGTAATAAGTGTTGCCGCCGCCGCAGGGGGTGCTTTGGAACCACGCATCCGACGACACTTCAAGCCGTTTGTTGATCAGCGACAGTTCAAGCTCTTCTTCGCACGCCTGCCGCGCCGCCTTGATCATGCGCGCGATCATTGCCGCCTCGACGTACACCGGGGGCGTCGCACCGTCGTTCGCCGCCCGCAGATGCTCGCCCGCTTCCTCGACGCTGATCGGCTCGATTGCGCT